TACAAATCATGCATCTGTAGAATCTTCTTCAGTATTGGGGCACGGGCCTCATATACCGCTCTACCATGTTGAAACCAAGCTGCCAAAGCATTATCGGCATTGACTCCTACACTTTCTTCTGGCGTGAGAATACTACGTGTGAGGAATTGTAAGCTTTTAAAAATTGAAGTTTCATCCAATGGTGCCATAAGAAGTTCTGTATCTTCATTATATTTCGGTCGCCGTTTTAAGAAACTCAGTTCGTCTAGTGTGATAAATGGTTTGGATTCTTGATCTTTTTCTGCCATAGTATATATGATATTAAAATCTGCAAAGAATGTTTGGCGATTAGTATGTCCAAACCAATCATATCCCGGTCTCACCGAATCTGCACAATCATCCCCGTATGTCATCAGGCTACAAACAACTTTAAATGGTGGACACTGCATGTTCAACTTCTGCGCTAATCCAAAATAACACATACGGTGTAGAAGAGAATTACAAATACAGTTCAAAATGGTAGTAAGACTATTGCCTGATGTTACTGATGCAAAAAGTTTAAAGATATCACCATTCATGTGAATCACAGGGTAAATCACTTCTGTCGCTATTGCTCTCATCATGTCCAAATCAGAGGGTGCATACCCAATCGCATGGGCAAATTCTATCAATATATTGAACGCAGCGCAAATCACCTGACTACTCATACGCTGATCATAATTCTTATAATCACCTGCCACAATCCTATCTCTACCATACTTGGAAATTATCAACATGAGAGCATGCCACTCTGGTCCTTCAGCATTACAACCTACAGCCAATTCATAAACATCTGGCTTCGTGATTAATTCTGTTACTATTGGTAAGAAATACTTCCTCAGCGCTATAGTCAAGTTCAAATTAGAACATTGGAATGTGCGAGTAACTGTCTTGGTCTTTTTAACGGGTTCATCCTTGAGTGATTGATGGAAAACCTCATATGACCTCTTGTTTTCAGACCACGCTCTCTCACTTATATTATAATCTTGCAATAGGGACGGTGTAATAGTGAGTGGCAATCCATCTTCTGCTCCAAATAACTTTTTCTTAGACTGAAAATAAGGGAACCCTGCTGATGTTTTCTTATTCATAGGTTCTAGACCACGCACGCCATCTTCACCATTTAATACCTGATCGAGTGACAATGGTTTGAGATCCGTCCTTTGTCTCATTGTGTCCAACGTTCCATCGAGATAGTCTTTAGTCGCTTTTTCCATTAAAGCTTGGGGGAATCCACTATTAGCCGCTGTAGTATTCAAAATACAAGCATGATGGTGTTGCCAGGTGGGCACATTTGGAGGTGGGCCAACAATCGGTGTTATATTGAATAATTCATTAACCGATTCATGGACAATTGTCTTATGTACTGAGTGTTTAAACTTTACGACCGGAGTATTAATAGTACCTAAATACTCGAAAGAAGTATCTCTATCCAAATACATTAATGGAGACTTAGCTGTAGGTTGCGATTGTAACTCAAAGTCTTTTACCCTCGAAACATTAAACATTGCGGAGTCTGTGGGTCGTATACGTGCACATTGATCTTCATATAAATATCGCTTGGCATTAGCCACATCATTCGCACTAATCATTTGAGATACCCCATGCTTGTCTCTGCCACTAGTATGATAGCTATGTATGTATGGCACTTTCGAATTGCAAATAAGTATCATACCACATAATCCTATAAACGTCTTCTCCTTCAGTTCGTAACAAAATCCATTTGACTCGAAATATTCGGATTTGTCCAAGTAAGATGCTCTTAGTCCTTCTCTATACTGGGCCTTAATAAAGAAATCATTCATTACAGGCAATCCTTCCTTGTCTTTATATATCGACTTGCATATCACCGTATCTGTTGATAAGAATCGTGATAGAAATGGTACCAGGTCCCTTCTGTCACCTAAATTGGGGACGTGATAAATAACCAAATCTCGATGATCGAGTTCAAAACCATCTTCGCGCTTAAGAATACACCTTATAATCCCACCACTATGCTCCTTAGATCCAACATAAATGGTAACATGTGTGAGTACTCTGGGAATGAAATGTTTTGGTACTAAAATCAATCCTGAGCACAAAATCAAACTCGTACACATGCACGTCTTATCATCTTGAGTCACATATTCTATCGTGGCCATGTTCTTCCTCACAATATTAAAAAGTTGTGAGAATGTAACATTATGTTCCTCAGGCTTCAACAATGGTACACATTGTACTCCTCCCCAAACAGGTCTAGCGTTTGGTATAGACACTATTCCTCCTTGGCAATTGCCATCTACTCGCTCCGTGACGTGCGATGGAGCCTCTACTGTATGCACTTTGTTTATGATTTTGTCTACTGGGTATATACTGTTTATAATTTTTTTAACCATTGTTACCACCCCTAAAATGAAAACCAATGACCATATATATTTAAGACGAACCCGCACTATACGCGGTACCCACGATAAAGAAAGCAAATTGCTCCAACGCAAATTGCGCTGTACGTAGTACCTAGCAACTAAATTTGCATGTTGGTTGTGCATAAGAATTAATGCCCAAATCTGACATAAACCAACTATAATATTATACACCTTAGATCCTCCCATACAAATCTTATAGAGTAGAACTACTCCGTTCAATATGGTGGTTGCGGATATGGTGGCTGCAATAATGCGTCGATTTCTTATCGTCGTCCTTGTAAAGAAAGAAATCTCTATCAAATCTGGAAATTTGTTTAACACTACATTTGGCACCCAATCTATCAACCATGGGTAAGACACGTGAATCGGATCATCTACTATGCGCCATGGACAGATCATCTCACACAAATTCTCTATCTTCTCAAATAACCATAATTCATGCACACGCACATATTGGCACTGCACTGTGTAGGGGTCGGCAAATGTCTGACTACTATATTCGTAAGATGAAGTATCAGCACTGGATGGTGACGCACTTATGTCCGGGGTGAATACTTGTGATGGTGAATTAGTATTCGATGCAATTGGTGTCTCTGAAGAACTAACAGAAAGTTGATCTTGCCGTACGTAATTGCGTCCTAATACATCACTATGTTGTGGAAAACCGGGTGGCCTTAACCTTGGTCCGTGATGGGGGACGTATGGAAAATCAGAACCATTTAACACTCTTGGTTCTATCTCACTGGCTACTTCTTCCCCAACTGGTTCTGAATTCACGATAAACTCCGTGGTTTCTTCACTAACCTCAGATGGTTGCACTGGTTCCACGCATGTAGTACAAATAGCACGTGGGTATCCGCATTTGCATGTCTTGTTCTCATCATTGGCCTCACTAAGTATCTTAATCTGTGCTGCGTGATGCTTATTCAATTCAGCACCATAAAGAATCAATAATTCATGTAAGTTGATCCTCTTTGCAAATCTCCTCTCTGGTGTGGATATGGATGGAGGTAATTTGAAGTACTTCCACTTTATGACCATTTTGTTACCTTCCTTAATGGCTATTGGGTACATAACATCTAAATCCCACAAATCTGTATGGCCCGACGCCTTCGTAGGATCCAAACACTCTTGTCCGTCTTTCTTAAACTCAGGTTTAACATATGGATAGAGCGTGAAACTAACGCGGCGCAAAATCGAATATTCATCGTTAACAAACAACGTCGCATGCAAATGTGCAACGTTAGTAGTTAAGCCAACTAACTCAAAATTCATGGGCACTGCACCTTTGGATTCCACATCTGGTTTTAAAGCAGTGCATGGTACGTTGTTTACTATTTTAATTAGCAAATCATGTGGTGTCTCACCAGGCGCCACCTTTTCCGCACGTTTATTCATAAAGTCATCCAATGTAGCGACTATGTGATGTGAGAATACCTCAGATTGGAACTTATCCGACATATTGACTGTTACTCTATATTCTGCGTCTTTACCTTCTGGTACCCACTGCTGTGTCGTCTTCTTCCATTGGAAAAAATAATTGATCAAATGATCATTAATTGAACTTTTTCCTATCCCAGCTGGTCCGGCTATAGAGTATCCAAATGGGCAATATTTCAAACCAGATGCCAATGTAACCATCGTCGCGCGAGTGGACAATTTTTCCATTTTGGCAAATAATTGAGTTAATGTTTTCTCTGCGAACTTGTCTGGCGCTGCTCTACGTACTTGTAATATGTGGTCTTTTATGGATTTGAGTTTCACCAGATAATCGGCTCGTTGCATTCCTCTTTCTGCCAAGCGCCCATTTTCAAAGAAAGGCATCCAAGCTTCCATCTCAGCAACTCTTATCTCTAAATCGTGTAGCTTATCAAATGAATAACCAGTGGGGAAAAGTGACCTTTCCATAACCATAGCATAACCATAATCAAGGAAATTCTGCAAGGAATCCGCTAGGACTGCGAACACTTCGAAAACACCACCCGAAATGGGTTCTATTGCAAATAACTTTATACCTTTGAGATTATAGTCTCCTTGGCAATAAGTCATCATTCCCAATGCTGTAACCGCCCTTAAAAATCTTACTATACCTTTGACGATTGGATTTTTTGCAAGGCGAGACGGATTGCGCAGACAATCTATTACAGCATCTAAAGCTATTTTAACCCGTTCAGCAGACTGGACATCGTAATCTTCAGTGTGTGCCAAACCATATTCTTCCTCTGTAGTAATAGTGTAATCCTCAAATTGCTCTTCCACATCACTATCCAAATATTCTTTACACAATTGGATGACCGTCATAAGTAAAGATTTCTTATGTGATATGACACCAAAGTCCTTAAGACCATACACTATTGACGTTATAAATCCTCTATATGTAGTTTGAGCTGTGATGGAAACCAAGAGTAAAGCTATTTTCTCGGTGTACAACATTACCTTATCCATACTTATATTTGCTCTTAAACCACTAAACGCTGTCGTCGCTCTATTTCGGTATGATTGAAATATGAAGTCTTGAAGTTCCCTATCATAATCCCTATTCATAGGACGTGTGGGTGGTGAAACATACGTTCTCATATCAAATGATCCACTAGATGAACCCGTGGTAGAGGTGTCCATGTACATATCACCAATATCATGATATTGGTCCATGTCTCTAACCCACACTGGTGCTGTGGGTTCTTCGAATCTTATAAAATTCGGCATAGGAACGCTAGGTGTGTACTCCAACCTGGCATTCCTGATTTGTCCAACATCTAATGCGGACATGCGACGCAATGATTCAGCGTCGCGTAATGGGTGTATTGAACCCCATTGTGGTGAATCTGCAGATTCTTCGGATATAGTTTGTGCTGTGTAATCCATCTGGCAGATATAGTCTTTATCGCTACATGTATAGTGTTGCAGGTCCGGTCTCTCTCCGGCCACTGGCGCTATGACATGTTCATGAGCTTTTGATATTTTGTGTGTAAATGAAGCTCTATTGTGACTAATGGTGATTTGTCTTTCCTCCTCTGCTAACAAACTTGGTCTCGCTCCAAGCTTTGTGCTTAATTCCGATGTAATTCCCATATTTTTCTGAATTTTATTATGTTGGGTCTTTACTCCTTCTATTCCTCCGTTGACTTGATTCAGGTCTTTCCTGCAATCCCCCTCCAAGAGACATTGGGTGGTGGAATTCTCGGCGTGTGCAGTGCAGTATGAAACTGCGGCGCACTTTGCTTCAACGAATTCACCGTTATCCCGACTCAGGGAGGTGTCAATATCCTTTGGCGTAATATTGACGTGCCTTTTCTCACCATTAACGTTGTCACTTATAAGAACTTTCATTTTGGAAGGCTGAGGGGTTTTTTGTCTAAATTGTTAGGTCAAATGTTCGACATTCATTTGACTTAAACCTTGTGTTCTGTCGCACGCAAAGGTATCCGCGAGCTATTATCTTAGTCTTTCTCCTATACTTTTAACCGTCTATAGATTGGAAAATTTTATTACTTATCCCTGGACACTACTGTGTCGCTCGATGTTTCACGGGGCATCGGTTTTTATTATTTCTTCTTCGCAAGAAGGCGAGCCGCAATTTAATGCGCCACTTAAATATATTAGTATAGTTACTTACGTCACCGTTTATGAATACGTCGCCAAACGCATTTCATAACATTTATCAAACACTGACCTCGGTGAGCCTGAGGACCAAATGATTTCGGTACTTGTACTAAACATTGTTGACTAAATCTGGGGTACTAAATTTCAGATAATAACACATATAAGCAATGATCACGCTTGCTGGGCGGGTTATAATTATATCACGAACAATCAAAGTATAAATTGTTCTAAATTACACACTATTCAGGGGTATAAAATTAATTATACGTACTTTATGGTAGATATTTATAGAGAAAATCGCGCTTCTCAGCGCCTATGGGTGAACCGAGTGGGTCCATGTTTCCTGCCGAACTTTGTAAGGGCAATATGGAAAATGGCTCGGATCGAGTTGTACTCAAAGTTATTTCTCGATCATTCTATCAGGGGTACTACTACTGAAAGCCTATTATCTACATAGGTGTAAGTTAAAACATGTATTTGCATTTTTGTTGATTCAAAAAGAGTCATCAAACTCTCAAGTGCATTGGATCTCTTACTGGGAGCGGGTCTTTAAACACTAGCTCCAAGCAAGGTATCATACACAAAAGGGTCGTCAGAACCCAAATCTGAATGTACAAAAATCTCCACGTA